TCAGCAGCAGAGTCAGCAGTAAGGTCAGCAGCAAGGTCAGCAGCAGAGTCAGCAAGGTCAGCAGCAAGGTCAGCAGCATGGTCAGCAGAGTCAGCAGCAGAGTCAGCAGCAGAGTCAGCAGCAAGGTCAGCAGCAGAGTCAGCAAGGTCAGCAGCAAGGTCAGCAGCAAGGTCAGCAGCAGAGTCAGCAAGGTCAGCATGGTCAGCAGCATGGTTAGCAGAGTCAGCAGCAGAGTCAGCAGCAAGGTCAGCAGCATGGTCAGCAGCAGAGTCAGCATGGTCAGCATGGTCAGCAGCAGAGTCAGCAAGGTCAGCAGCATTAAATAAAATCAATAACTGGATTATTAATCATATAGAGAAGTTAAAACAATATGTTAACTAAAATAATATTACAATTTATCGTAATTATATTATGTGGATTTGCAATACACGTTGGCGCAGAGGTTGTTCTTGATAAAAAACTTACTAAATCTGAAAAACTAACGTTTGCTATACCGCTGTATGTAACTAGTTTTGCAATTAACATGTATTGCACTTATTGGATATGGAATTATTGAGGAGTATATGTGAAATCAATTAGTTTGTTTCCCAAGATTTTCGCAATAGGTGCTGAATGGGTAAAAAATCATTTAATAATCAAGAAGGAGAGTTGAAATGAGCGCTAGAACGTATTTTTTTACTGATTATCGCAAATGGGTTGACTGTATCGCTGAAACAACGTATAAATATGACGATAATAATAGCATTAAATTATCGTGTCGTAGACGTGCTAAGTGCCACCCCGGTGATAAATTCAATTTGGAATTCGGCAGGGAACTCGCGAAAGCTAAAGCATTTGTTGTATTAAATAAGAAAAGATTAGATTATTTATACGATTTATCAAGGAAGTTTAGCAAAGAGCAAAAACACATAGGTAAAGAATTAAAAGATTTAGTTGGTAAGTGGGCAGTTAGGACTAGACCCGTAACCACTGTATATGGAAATAAAGATGATTCTTATATGATTAATCCCATATTTGTAATTGAAGCAACAAGGTATGGAGCAAGGTTTAACTATAAAAATAGAAAAAGTATTCCTTGGGGTTTTTCTACTGCAAACGAAATGATATTTCTCGACAATAATTGGATAGAATATAAATTTCCTAAACGTGATAAAAAAGAATTTAAAAGTAAATTAACCAAATTAAACGAACAGGATTTGGAAGAAATTTATCAAGCTATTGAAGAATTACATAAAAAGGTGAGAACAAATTGGTAAACGTGCAACTTGATGAAAATAATTGCACTAAAATTTCAAACGAATTACTCGAACAGTTAACTCGTGTTTCGATGGGGGAGTACAACTGGCGTATATTTTTAACGTTATTATTAAAAACCTATGGTATTAACAGTAGATATTGTGCATTAAATCCTACAGTAATTAGTGCTATCAGTGGTATATCAATGCCAGGCGTATCGCGTGCGTTAGCTTCATTAAAATCTAAAAATATGATAACGTTTAGAACTGCTAAAGGCAAAAAATGGATTTATATACAAAAAGATTATTCATTATGGAATACATCTATTAATGTTAATAAATTTGTTGAAGAAGAACACGATTTAACTCTAGCGTTAAATGATGAAAAAATTAATGAAGATGGCACGTATAGAGATATAAGCAAAGAGGTGTGGGAAAGAAATCATGGAAAACAATGATAAATTATTTGAAATTCCTAACGATACAGAACTTTGGAAAGACGAATGGCAGGATATGCCTGAATTTGTTCAAGAAGATATAATGCCTTGGAAAACTCTATATGTCCATTTTGAAAACAAAGAAGACAGAGAAGATTTTTCTAAACTCATAAATCAGAAACTAACTGATTTAACTCAATATGTTTGGTACCCAGAAGTTAAAAAGAATGATAATATTAATTGGAGGTACATAGATGAACCCTAAATACCCCGTTTATATTATCTCTAAAGGACGTTGGGAGAGTAGGCTAACGAGTAAAGCACTGGAAGAAATAGGAGTACCTTATAGTATTGTTGTTGAGCCTCAAGAATATGATAATTATGCTACTGTTATAAATCCTAATAAAATATTAGTCTTGCCATTTAGTAATTTAGGCCAAGGTTCAATACCCGTTCGTAATTGGGTGTGGGAACATTCTATTTCTATGAATGCTGAACGACATTGGGTGTTAGACGACAATATCTCTGCATTTGTCAGGTTAAATAAAAATAGAAAAACTCGTGTTGCTTCGGGGACTATTTTTAAAGTAATAGAAGATTTTACAGATAGATATAGTAATATCGCTCTATCGGGTATGAATTATGATTTTTTTGCAAAAGCACGACAAAAAATCCCACCCTATTATTTTAATACGAGGATATATTCTTGTATATTAATTAAAAACGATATTCCTTATAGGTGGCGTGGACAATATAATGAAGATACTGACTTGTCTATTAGAGCACTAAAAGATGGGTATTGTACAATATTGTTTAATGCTTTTTTGTGTTGCAAAGCTGCTACGATGACAATGAAAGGCGGTAATACAGACGAACTCTATAAAGATGACGGGAGATTAAAAATGGCACAATCTTTAGTAGAACAACATCCCGATGTTGCAAAAATTACATGGAAATTTAATCGTTATCAACATCACGTAGACTATAGATTATTTCAAAAAAACAACAGATTAATTAAAAAAACTAGTATAGTTGTACCTCACAGAGTAAATAATTATGGAATGGTACTCAAGGAGATTAATGAACATATCTAAAACAGACCTGTTAACAGAATTACCCATAAGTGACATAGAACTCGAAAAAGATGTTCTTGCGTTGCTTTTAAAGGCCCCGCGTATCGATGATTATATACATAAATTAAACGAAAAAGATTTTTATAATCTTTTATATAAACGTGTGTTTAATGAACTTATTGGGTTATATGATAAAAATGGAAGTTGTACATATATTGACTTACCTATCAATTTAAAAACAAAAAATGAAATATCCGGTTTATTCACGCGCGATAATGTTATTTTTTCGCTTGCCAACCACTATATCGAGAAACTCAAACAAGTAACTGCAAAACGTGAATTACAATATTTGTCTAATAGAATTAATGTAATGGTTAAAGAGAACAAAGATGTTTTTGATATAAAGAATGAGATAGATAATAAGCTTGAAGAAGTATCGCAATATGGTGTTGCAATTATGTCATCACAAAATAGTGCGATAGAAGAAGAATTTTTGGCTACATTGGGGCAAAAAGCATGCCCAATTCATACAGGTTTTAAGAATTTAGATTTTATTGTAGGTGGCATGTACCCAGGATACTTTGTGTTAATAGGTGGAATCCCGGGTGTAGGAAAATCTACCTTAATGTTAAATATAATGAATAACGTGCTTAAATCAGATAAAAAAACATTGTTTGTATCACTTGAAATGCCGTACACCGAAACACACGCTAAATTGATTTCACTAAATAGTTCGATACCCCTATCTGTAATACGTGGGGTCGAACAAAGCGAAGATTACGCTGAAATATATAATGGTGTTGCTAAAATAACTGATTATAAATTATATAGAATGGGTGCTAGGGGTGCAACAGTAAATGATATAGAGCAGGAAATAAAACGTTTGGGTGGGGTAGATATAGTATTTATAGATTATTTACAGCGTTTAATACCTACAAATAAAAATGCAACGAGATACGAGCAAGTATCTTGTATGTCAAGAGATATCAAAATGCTTGCAAATAAATATAAAATACCCATCGTGTGTATTGCAAGTATAAATCGTGGGTACGAGCAACGTACAGACCATCGACCACGTCTTGCAGATTTCCGAGACAGTGGCAATATCGAATACGATATAGATTTGGGACTATTATTATATAGACCCGCAATGTTTCCCACTGGCGGTATGAGCAATGAAGAATACGTTAAACAATTTGATAAAACAGAAATTATTATTGCTAAAAACAGATATGGCCAAACAGGTGATGTCATACCATTTATATTTAATGCTAAAATTAGTAAGTTTGAGGAGGAATAAATGCTTAAACCAATAATAACGTTAACAATAATTGTGTGTCTTATTATAATTGCAATAATAACGTTAGGTATATATTTAGACAATGTGTTGAATAAAAGTTATTCTAAGTTACCCGCGAAATCACTTGACATTTATAAATTTACGGAGTATGATAGTAAGTATTATAAAGATTTCTTAAACAATTGGTTAGAAGAGAATAAGGAGTTTTTTAATGAGTAGGCATAAAATAAAAAAATGTATTATATGTCATAAGACCTACGATGAAACTTTTTATGATAAAGGCAGCGGCGGAACAGAACGTTATTTATGTAGTAAAAAATGTTATGAGAAAATATTTAACGAGAGTATGGAAAGAGAAATTGAAGAATTAAAGAAACAAATAGCTAATGAATTAGAAATTAATAATATTAAATATTGATAATGAAGGGAGCAATAATGAGAGAAATTAAAGCATATCCTATTTGGAACGTATTAGCTACCTGGAATCAAAATGGTTATAAAAACAATGGAGTTGGGTTTAATATTTCTTTAAGAGAAGGGTTTTTTGAAGCTGATAAATGGTGGATTAAATATAGAAAAAAGCAATTAAAAGATAAAGAACCCATAGAACTTTTAAAATTAGAAGTTGTTTATAAGGGTGAAGATGTTTGGTATAGAACTTGGTTTGCGCACGAAAGTTTAAACTATTTTGATAATGTAAAAGATGCTTTTGAAAATTTTGAAAAGTGGCTTGAATCAAAAGGTTATTACGTAGCAACAGAGCGCGAAGCATTTTGGGGAACGGGATTAGTTATGGGCAACGATGGAGAAGAAGTATGTCTTATGGGTGCAGATGAAAAATGGCGTTGGAAACTATGTGGCTGTAAAGAATGCAAAAAACAACAAATAACAGTTATAAAACATTAATTAATAATTTTATAACTTAGAAAGGGGTAAAGAATGAAAGATAAAAAAATAAGTATAAATATAGGTGGTTCTTTTGCAGGATTGCTGACTATAACTTTTATAGTCCTAAAGATACTCAAAATTATTAATTGGAGTTGGTGGTGGGTACTTGCCCCATCGTGGATCGGTGGAGCAATAGTTTTATTGGTTATTATCATACTTTTAATAGTTGCGGTAATCGCAGCAATATTAGATAAATAACCCACCCTTACAACCGTAGGAGCAAATATGGAAAAACAACTTGAAGATATAATAAACAAAACAGATTTTACGAGTAATAAAGTTAAGCAAATCCTATCCCTATTTGAGAAAAAAATTGATGAATGTAAAGATGAAATAACAAATTATTTGATTTATATGCCTGTTGGTAAATTAGCACAGTGCGATGTTATAACAAATGATATTTTGTCAATTATTAAAGCAAAGGTAAGAGGAGAACCTGATAAAGAAGAGATAAATGAAACCTTTAACGGAAGAACAATTTTTAAAGATTAATTTATATTATTAAAAATAAATTAAGAGGTGAGAAATGAATGAATGGGGAATTTGCAGAATAGAATATGAGTATGGAAGATTGATCGTATGGACAGAAAATTGTAATACACAAGAAAGAAAATGTATGGTAGTGGGTGCAGATACTGATGGTGAATTATTATTTTTTAAGGGAGGGATAAATGAGTGATTTTGTAACACTAAAATGTAGTGTTGACGGTTGTCCAAGAACAAAGAAAATAGAATGGGACGATTTTTTCCCAAAAGGAACCATTACCGTTACTATAAAATGCCCTTGGCATGATGATGGAGATTTTGATAGTGAAACTTATTATGATAAAGACGGCAACCAAATAGGATTAGAGGAGGAAGAGTGTGAATTAATAATAGGGGAGGTGAAATAAATATGGCAAGCGGAGAAGTTCTTTGGAGCAAAGACGTAAATGAGATTAATAGAGCCGGCAGGGAAAAGTTTTGGAGTGAATTAACAGATTCTGAAAAGATTGAAAGAATGCACGGTGTTATAAAATCCTATCAGAGCGAACTTTCAAGAATTCAAAAAGTGTTGGGAGAATTAGCAAAACACAAACACAATGATAACGGCAAACCAGTAGCAGAAAAGGATATTAGTTATTATGCCGGAGAGTGCGAACAAACATTTAGCAACAAAAATGAAGTTTACTTTTAATTAAAACCAGGTTGGCTGATAACCTTTTAAGTGCCATAGCTGCTTAATAAAAACAGCCGACATATTAAAACAACTTTTTAGAGGTTGGAATAAAAGATGAATAAAACAAAAATAGAGTATTGCGATTATACCTGGAATCCAGTAACCGGCTGCCTACATAATTGCTGGTACTGCTATGCAGCTAAAATTGCAAACAGATTCGGTAAAAGTAACAACAGCAAAAGCAAAATACATGAGTTGGTGTATCATGACGGGACCATAATCGATTTAAGAACAGAAATTAATGATCCCATTGACTGTGGATATCTGCCGGTGGGCCTGGGTAATCCTTATCCATTTAAGTTCGAACCGTCAATGCATTATTATCGGTTAGATGAGCCAAGAGATATAAAAAAGGGATCCAAAATATTTGTTTGCTCAATGGCAGATCTATTTGGTGATTGGGTACCGGCGGAATGGATTAAAGAAGTGCTTAAAACAGTAAAAGAAACTCCCTGGCATACTTTCTTATTTTTAACTAAAAATCCTAAGAGATATGCAGAATTTGAATTTCCTGAAAATTGTTGGCTCGGTGTAACCGTAACGGGTATAGAAAAAAATCAGTCTTTTTTATGGGGCGCAGTATCGGGAATGGATAATATTAAATTTATATCTTATGAGCCATTGCTCGGTATGCCCGAAGAAATACCAAAATATTTAACTCAACCTGACTGGGTAATAATCGGTGGACTTACACCTAAACCAATACATGAATTTGTGTGGGTTGAAAGAATTTTACAACGATGCGGGAATATACCAGTATTTTGTAAGAGTAATCTCAAGTGGATTGATGAAATCAAAGAATATCCAACAAGTGGAAGAGATGGAAGATGATTAAACCATATTATTCTGAACCTAATATACAAATTTATAATGGTGATTGCTTGGAAGTAATGAAGGAATTGCCGGATAAGAGTATTGATTTGATTGTTACAGACCCTCCTTATGGTCTAAATTATCGTTCCAACTGGGGAAGTAAAACAGGCAATTTAAAAGATTATATTGAAAATGACAAGCCCGAAGAATTTATAAGTTTAATCCAAAAAGTAATGCCAGAATTTAAAAGACTATTAAAAACCGATAGTGAAGTTTACTGGTTTTGTGGTGGTGGTGGTCAGCCCGTATTAGCATACGCATGGCTTGAATTTGTAAAGCACAAACCCGATTTGCGAGTCAAAAATTTATTAGTCTGGGATAAGCAATTTGTGGGGCTTGGCTGGGATTGGCGATTTCAATATGAAACTATTTTTCAGTTAGTTAAGGGTAAAGGTATTAATATTTCAAAGAATAGGAATAGGTCAAATATTTTAAAATGTAATAATTTAATTCCTCAAGCCAAAGAACATCCGACAGTAAAACCAGTAGCTTTAATAAATGAACTTTTGAAAGAAAAGAGCTGGGGGGGGGGCAATGGTTCTTGACCCATTTTTGGGATCCGGTACAACAGCAAGAGCCTGTAAGGACTTAGGTCGTAAATGTATTGGTATAGAAATAAGCAAAAAATATTGTGATATAGCGATAAAGCGATTAGGACAAGAGGTATTTAATTTTGAATAAGAAAATTAAAACAATAAAAAGAATATTAAAAAGTTACAGCAGTGTATTTGATGATTGTATTTCGCCAATAGATTTTGAAGATATTGCTATTGATATTCATAATACGATTTGCACAGACGAACCAAAAATTCCTCATAAGGAGGAAAATGACTAAACTTTTTTTCATAACATTTTTATTCATTTTAGATAGCAAATGTGATAGGGAGGATAAGTGAAGATATATTTAAAGAAAATAAACAATGAGTATTTAATCGAAACCGATTATTACTCAAGTATAACAATTGAAATCGATGGGAAAAGATTTTTAGAATTTAATAGAGGCTGGACACAACAAAAACCCAAAACAATAAAAATCATAGAGAAGAAAACTAGGGTAATTTATTATGGGGAATTAACACCAGAAGAATACAAAATAGAAATAGATAAATTGATACCCAAGATAGATGAGGACGGATATCCCGTATTTGAAAATTTAGAGCAAGAATATAAATATAAAAAATTCCTAGAATGCCATAAAGCAGTTTATGAAAATTTTGAAGAAAAGATAGACCCCGAAATTATAGAATTGGATATCACGGGAAGAACTGATAATGAGTTTATAATACCGTTTAGATTTCTTGGGAAAAAAGAAATAAAAGATAACGAAATATTGTACAAATACGAACCCTATCCCTATAAAATAGCACAAAAAATTGCTAGTGATTTTGGATTTATTGAGATTGCTGGTGATAACACTATCGGTATGCAATGGTCTACTCCGGAACATTCAAGAAAAGACTTACAATATACTAAAATTGCCGGACGTTATGCAGGATATGATTCATTACCAAAGTTTTATGGTATTAGTTGCGGAACATGGAAGGAATGTGAGGAAACTTTTAATAAACATTACAATGCAATAAAAGATATGTTCCAAAAAGAGATTGACAGATTAAATATGGTTGGTAAGGAATATGATAAAGCTAAGGTACTTGACGAACTGAACTTACTAAAAAATATGATTAGTAAAATAGATGCCAAATCAAAATCCACAATAAAACCTTGGGTAATAGTAACAAAAATTAATGAGTTTATTAAAAATCTATAAACACAGTTAAATTTATAAGAAGGATAGGTAATAATGCCGAGAGGAAGAATTTTAGATAAAGAAGCAATATCTCAAAGTAGAAAGTTGTCGGAACTTTCAAGTGATACTGGTAGGCTCGTTTATACATGGTTATTGGTATGAGATTATAGATACGATTTTATCAATTATTAAAGCTAAAATGAGGTGAGAAATGAAAGAAGAAATTAAAAAATTAATAGAAAAATTTAGTGAAGAAATTAGAACACTTTATGACAAGATAGATTTATATTGGGATAGTTATGACGATGAAGATTATTGGTATCAGGAATTATTTGATTTACAGGAAAAATTTTATAAAGATATTGAATCTCAACTCCAGCAAGAATTAGATGAATATAAATATTTAACAAATGGGGAAGTAGGAGAGGTTAATTTTAATTCTTGTTTGATAAATAGAAAAAATGGTTTTGTAAAATTTGATGATTTATTTAGATATCTTAATGGTGAACAAATTGAAATTTACATCAAACAAATAGGAAAGGAAGAATGATGGATGCTATACAAATTGTAAGTCTTACGGGTGCTATTATTGTTTTGACTGTGGGTATTTTTGCAGGTACAACTCTTATTGTAACTCATCACAAACATAGAATAGGTTCTAATTTCATGAATTATGGTAGTGCAGTAGCAGAATATATTGTAGGTATTGCAGGTTTTATAATATTTATTTTATTAGCTATTACGAAAGGCTAACAATGAAAACTAAATATTTTATAGTGAGTGAGGAAGAGTTAAGAAGGGTGGCAGCCAATGTCGTTGTTGGAGATTGGATTGATAAATATATTAAATCTAAAAAATCTGTTGAGGAGATAGACAGTGGGGAAGTAACTGGTTTTAGTATTGATAGTGGTAAAACTTATAGTGGTGTATATCTAAGGGGAGAAAAGGGAAACAATTTTTTATATATGTCTAACGATATTGCATTAAAAATTCAAGGCAAACCTATAAAAATATGGATTGAGGAGGGATAAGATGTTTACAAAAGACTACATAGAATTATGTAAAAATGAAAAAATACAGGAGTTAAGACCTGAATTAGAAGAATATGTTGATTGGTACGAGTTGCATGGATATGTTTTTTTATTAATTTGTGAATATGGAAGTAGACAAAAAGTGAACTGGCTTCCTCTTTCACATCAGTTAGATGAAGAAATTATAAAGATATGTAAGGAGAAATATCCCAAAAATGTAGATTACGTAGTTAGATGTTCTCAAGAATATTTTACAGCAGGGTTGTACGGTCTTGTTGATAAGAATGATTATTTATCAATAACTTATAATGACACTAATCCCCTCATAGCTAAAATAAAATTATTAATTCAATTATTACAACAGGAGGCAAAATGATAAGTGAATTAGAAATTATAGATATATTGAAGGAGAATTCTGAACTTACAACTAATCCTGTAAATATTATAATCCATGAATTGAAAGAAGATAGATTTGATGTGGTAGCCAAAGCCATAATAGATAAAATCAAAGAAAAGAAAAATCCATTTAATGAATTTACTGAAATGAAAATAATAAAATATAATCCATATTGCGACCATTATAATTCTAATTATGGGCAGACTGCTACACATTTTTGTAAGTTGCATGTTGATTTTCAATGTGTTAATTGTAGCGATTTTAAAATGAGTTCAAGAAAGGCTAAATAATATGAATATAGAAGATAAAATTAAAGAGTATGTGGTACAACGTAAAAGTTATTTTAACAATGCTGATACTGAGGCTCACGACATAGCTGAAATTGTAGCCAAAGAACAGAAATATTTAAACAGGGCAGAAGTGGAAAAGATACTGCATGGTAAAATTATGTACACAGGTAACCCATATGGATGTGAGGAATTCGAAGAAGAAATATTTACCGCCATTTGTAATCTTGCACCTGAAATTAAATATTTAGACAAGAAAAAAATACATGAACTTAAAATATTATTTTACCAATTATTTACGCATGATTGGCTTCCTGAATGGAATGATAGAAAAGCAAATATAGAAAAAGTTGATAAATTTTTTAATGAAATTAGCAATCTTGCCATACAGCCGATAGATAAGAATAAGGCAAGAGATATATTAACAAAAGAATTGTTAAGTTATGGATTTGACGAAAATAAAACACATGGTTTTACAGATAACTACACTTATGCGGAAATTTTAGCAGGGAAGATTTTAACTGAAATCCTTACAGGTGAAACTGGAGAGGAGGGGAAATGATAACCAAAGAACTTAAGTTAATATTGCTCGATATAGCAGATTTACTTATAGACATTGTGGATTGTTCAGCTGTTTATGGAAGTGCTAAATCAAAAAAATTAAAAAGATTAATAGAAAATATTGGAAAGATTAAGGAGTCCAAATGAGCGAGAAATATTATAAATTCAACAAACAGCAAGTAGAAACATTATTGAGGTTATCAGCAGTTAAACATCGTGAAACAGAGTTAACTTTTGAAGAGATAGCTGACAGACTTCTCTTTGACAAACAACCACTTCCCGAAACTGAAACGATAGAACTGATAAAGGGAAAGGTATCTCTTAATAATTATGGTTATATCCAAGTAGGAAGTATATGGATAGATAATTTTGATTTATGGGAAAAATTACAGGGCAAATCCATTATCCTGGAAGCAAAAATAATAGAGGAGAAATGATATGTGGAAAATGATTTTAGCATATGCATTAATTTATTTAGCTATGGCTATTTGCCTAGCACTTGCATTTTATTTTTGGTTTGTGTTTCCGATACAAATTATGCAATTTATTAAATAAGGAGGAATGAGGAATGGGCAATCCAGACTTACTTATAGTTTTTAATAATGGGGAAATAAATTTTCTTATAAAAGGAACTGATTATAACACACAAAAAGAAGCTATCGACATTGGATTATTTAAATATGGTGAATATATAAATGAAGTTATGGATATCGCTGATAAACCAGAAGAACTTAACTTTGAAATCAGGTCAATAAATATTTATACAATACATTAATTCCTACCAATGAAAGGAGAGAGATGGAAAAAGAAGAATTGAAGAAAATAATAGTTGAGGAAATCAAAAGACATTTTGGCGGTGCTGTTTTTGTTCGGGAACTTATAGCTGACAATATCCTAGCCAAAATTCCTAAAGAAGTAATAATTGCAAGTGGAATAGTTTCAGATAGCAGACCACCAATATATGATGATGGAATTTGCATTGGAGATAATGATGTAAATGATTTGTTTGATGATTTTATAGGCAAGAAAGTCTGTTTAACACTAGAGGAAATGAAATAATGTATCAATTTATAATTTATGGTGTACCGGTAACTAAAAAAAATACACGTCCTATATATATAAATAAAAACAATAAACGTTTTATAGGTAAATCCAAAAAGCTTGCTGATTACGAAAATGAATGCTACTATCAATTACTGCAGCAAAAGCAAGAACTAAAAATAGACAACATCGCCTTCCCAATATCTACACGTTGTGCAATAACATATAAAGTATATCTTAATTCATCCAGGGCGCGAGATTGCACAAACTTAGTTGAAGCCGCACAAGATGCACTAGTTAAATCGGGTATTATATCAGACGATAACTTTAATATATTAAACCCTGTTATGATACTTGTTAGTATTGATAAAGCTATAAACCCACACATACAGATTGATTTGATACCTTATGAAGATTACGTGCTACAATTTGCCAATAGTAAATCATTGCCTATGTGATTATCGTTTAACCTAAGCGATTGTAGTGATAAATTTCCCAATAAAAATAGCCCGAATTTCACGGGCTTATGTTTTTAGGATTATCGGAAGGATGGTAAGCCCTATTTTCCCTTCATATATTCTTCTACGGCTTCTAAAATAAGTTTATTGATTGATATTCTGTTTTCATAAGATAGCTTTCTTACCTTACTATATAAGCTGTCCGGTATCCTTACTGTAATTGTATTTATCTTATCGTTTTGGACATAAATGGGCATATTGTTCCTCTCTTTAATAATATTTATTTAACCATTCTTGGTACAGTTGCCATGCTTCTTCTTTGATTGCATCTACTCTTTTTTCAGCTTCTTCTCCTTGTGCATTTCTTTAATAATAGGTTTTGTAAATTCCTTAGGAAAACCGAATGTTTCTTCCAAAAATTTTGCTGGATCATATGCCTGCGGGTCAGAGTCAAGATATTTTGGTAAATCCTTACCATATAATTTCTTACTCCTGACATCGTATACTTGTTTAAGCTCATCATGCCCCTCATAAAATTCAAGGCGTACAACCTTGCTGTCGACCAGTGTACAAACTACAAACAAGGGTCTATCTGCCATAAGAGTTCCTTCTCTTCTTTTTCGGTCCAAAGAAATTGCCTGGAAAAGTGATAAAGGTTGACTTACATCATCAAGATATCCCCAGGTTATCTTGTCTCCATCATCCTCATCAACAAGCAATGATTCATATTTTTTTAATTCCTCTATCTGCTGCCTGGTCTCTTTGTAACTGCATACTTTTAAATCTATTTTTTCTATATCACCTTTAAACCCTATTACTTTTATTTCTGTTTTCATTTTGTATCCTCCTTTCTTTTATAATAAAACTATAATACTTTTTTACGAATTAACGCTAGAGTTAAATCGTGCTTAAATTGATACAATTAAATTCCAAACACTTATAAATAATCCTATTAAACTAAACGTACCAAATACGCCGCACGTAATTGATAAACGTTTTCTTTTGTTATATAGCACTACAACTAGTGTCATTAATATAACTGACGTTAGTAAAAATGATAATGCTAAAATCCAATTCATTTATGTTTTTTCCTTTCCGGCTTTATGTCCTGCCATATCCACAATAGCAATCCAACCAAAGTACCAAACAATATTATTATTAATATAAATAAGTTATCCATTTTTACCTCGCTTTCCTATCATGTTTTTAATGTTTAAGCCAATAGCTTTTAGGGCTAATGTTATTTGTTTTTTACCTTCACGTTCTAATTGTTTTTGTACTTTGCTCATTATTGCTCATTTCTGCTCGTTTTATAATTAATATCCACAAGCTATCCAAAATCTTTCTTGATTAAAATTTGGATTGTCTTTCTCAAAAGACTCTGTCAATTTTACAAGTAATACTTGTAGAATTTCATTGTCGCCATATTCTGCTTTCATTTCATAGAGCCTTTGCGAAATTATTTTATAATCTTTCTCAGTCATGCCCACCCCTTTTCATTTATTTTATAATACATTCAACGTTGAGCCCACTAATTAAATAAAATCAATAGGCTCAAAATTCAATGTATTAAATATTTCTGAAATAATAGCCGTTTGTTTCTGTGTAATCCATCATTATTTCTCTTGCTGTCCATTCCCAATCAATATGGATATAAGGCGGAAAGTCTGCCGATAACTCGCCTAAGTCTTCACATAGTTGCTGTGCAAATTCTTCATCGCTTCCATATTCGCCCTGATAGGCTTCTTCAAAATACTCTAAATCGTCATATCCGCAATCATCTAAATAGCCCTTGATTGCCAAGTCGTCATAGTTTGCTCGCAGTTCGTTGATTTCGTCATAGAGATTGCAATACTCTTCCCCGAACGTTTCCATAAACTCTTCAACTTCTTCGGTGTCGCCGACTTCTTCAATTAATTCTTCCTTTGTCATTTTCACTTTATACCTCCTTATTAATAATATTAATTAAATATTAATGCAGTTTTTATATAGAACTGCAAAACTATTTAAAAGTCTAACCATTTTCTTGAATATATTCGATTAATTCTTTTTTGGGGGATTTTATTACTTTGGCAGATAGTTCACTGCCAGGATAGGCATACTGCAAATCGTTTTCCAACATAGTCAATGCTCGCTCACTATCTAAATCAAAACCATCTGCAACCCATAATCTATGCACCTTAAATTCAACAGTCCACGACAACATATCATCATTTTTAGACATCTAAACTCCTTTTTTATTATTAATATTTAATTAATATTATTAACGTTTAAACCGGTTATTAGATAATTCGCTTTCGATAGTTTTCAATTCAGTTGACCGGCTATTATTTAATTTTCAATGTACTAAGTAGAATTTTACTACTTTAAAACTCAATGTCAATAGTTTTGACAAATTATTATTTATTGTGCTTATACCGGTTATTTCACGTTCTAAAAGAATTACCAGCTAAAAAAACATGCCCTATAATGCACCGGGATTAACAATAATACTCTAACCAATACAATACCATTACCACAAATACACGTAAATTACACAGCCACCGGCAGCCGGACACGTTCCTACATTTGATACGTTCTTTACGTAACGTTATATTAACGTATATTATACGTATATTATTAATAACGTATATTTACGTATTATATATATTAATATATTAACGTAATATATTACGTAAGTAATATAACGTATACGTTAACGTATATATATTATATATATAATATAACGTATATTATATAACGTTATTATATTTAATATTAATAATATATATTATATTATATTTATAAAGCTATATATTCTTTTACGTTATTAAGAACGTTAAAGAAAAGAATATATAAGAAAAGAAAGAACACATAAGTCCTTATATACACGTACCATAGATGTATACGTTATACGTTTATTATATATTAATTAATAATACGTTATAGTATACGTTTATTATAATACGTTGTCTTGGTAGTGCACGTATATATTATTATTTATTAATTAATTAGGGGTATCACCCCCATTGGATTTTATTGTGAGTTAGTTACATAAGACTCACACACGAAAATATTGTATTTTACGTCTATAAAACTATACGTTATAAGGCATAATTAAAGTAAATAAACATGTTCTTAGTATCATAGATGATTAAAAATAGACATATTATACCCGATATGGGAATTTATGCACTACAAAAAGTACCAGATGTGGGAATTTATGTACGCTAATTGGGTTTGTTCACCATTCGTGTACGTTTACAAATACTGAACATACTGGTTATGTTTTATGTAGTGTATGTGTCTCAGTAAGATACAAAACACACATGTAACATAAATCACAATTGGTATAAAACATATACACTTAGTGAAACATGTGTATGAATCCAACCAAGAGAAAATTTGACAATAAATACCGTTAGGTTGGTTTTTATTAATACTATCGCAATGTATTGTCAAATTAATATATAATTCCTGTTCGGGTGGAATTGCTGATCAAAAATATTTTAAAATAATGCTTGACATATCTATGATTGTGTGTTATGATAATGTAGACGTGGGCAATTAGCACACGCAGAAAGAAGGAAGTTAAATGAAATTACCTAAAAAAATAAAAGTGGGGGGCATAGTTTATGACATAGAAATAACAAAAGTACCCGATGTTCCTCCACTGTGTAAGAATCACGCAGACGGGCAGGTAGATTACGATAAGTGTAAAATATTTATTGATGAATCTTTGCCGCAACAGTTAAGAGAGCAAGTATTATTTCATGAAATTATACATGCGATAGAGTATAACAATAATTTTGAAAGCGAAGAGAGAATCATACAGACATTTGCAAGTAATTTGTATCAGGTTATAAAAGACAATAAAATGTTAAAAGAATAGGGGTGGGTAATATAAAAATTTCTGCAATAATTAAAGCAATAAGGGCAAGGATTAATTATGTGCCCAATAGAACCAATTTCTTGTCGTCATTGGGTCAATCAGGAGGCACACCCGTAACAGGTGAAGACATCATATGTTCATATATCGATGCAATGAATACACTTAAAGAACGTAACCCACAGGTAAGACGATATTGCTTACTGCGGGCTATGTATTTTTCAAGAGCTGAAATAGAATTAATTGTAGCTGACGAACGTTCATTAATGAAATTTATCGAAAATCTAAATATTGAAAATACCGATTTAAGCACAAACTATAAAGAAAAGTGGTCGAAAGAAAAAAATATTAAAAAAGTTTTGCATAAAGTGGTCGCTGAAAACGATATAGAGTATAGAGGGGTAAATATTTTTAGTGAAAAAGAAACTAAGCGAATACTTGATTTTTACGAAAATGATATAAATAAAATTAGCAGTGTGTTTCGTAAGAAATATTCTGCGATAGACTGGGAGCAATACCGACAGGAAGCGTATAAAATAATTATGGAGCTTATGTCTGTCTCCCTTTCAACTTTAGAAAAGATGTTAAACAGAAAACACGTTATGACTATTGTGAGAAATAAAATAGTTGATATGATAAGAGCAGAACACAAACATCATAAAAATACTTATAGTTTAGATAAGATTTTAGAAGACATTATTATAAACGAGGATATAGAGGAATAGTGGGCGTGAACCAGGATAGACAGAACGAAAGCCAAAGAGCATAGTTCTGCACTTCGGGGCAGCACCGAACACGTCCACCAATTTTTTGCAGGATAGTGTAGTGGTTACACAACAGCCCCATAAGCTGTATTACATGGGTTCAAATCCCATTCCTGCTACCAAGTTTGTCGGGGTGGCTGAATAATCTCTCGATATGGGGATAAGGCATAAACGTACCAGTGATGACTAGCTGGGGTCATACGTTTAGTTGTTGGGTACAACATAGATTTAACAAATCAGTATCACTCAACTTGAGGTGGGTTTATCCTAGGTGAAGATTTAACCCTTCCCCCGACAATTCAAAAATTCAAGGATAGATAATTTATATCTATCCTTTTTTATATAACGATTTAATGAAAGGTAAATATGCCGAGCAAAAATGACCACAAAATATTTTTACAAAAAGTAGAAGACAGACTTAAATCTGACAAACGTTTATTCAGAAGCGATATACAGGAATGCATTAATGCGCTCAAGTATAAGAAAATGAGTGCTGACGAGAAAAAGATAGCGATTATAGACATGATAAAACGTACAGGTATAAGTATTGTCGGGCATTCTACAATGTATACACCTAGAACAAATTGGGAAGAAAAAAATAAAACCCTTGATTTTTTAGGGGATTTAGAATCGTATTACGGATTTGATAAATAATGCCAAGAACTAAAAAAATCCGCACAGACAGTTTGTATGGGTCATACTCTAACTTATCAGAAAAAGAAGTAGAGTTTATAAAGCTAGTTACAAACCCCGAAAATAAATTACAGGGTCTATCTGAACAGGAAATCGCAAACACATTGGGTGTTGCTCTAAAGACACCTCATAATTGGAGGCAAAAACCAGAAATACGTGAAGCAATCTACAAAGAGACAATGTTAAAGGCTGCCGATGAAATACCTTCGATGATGCTTGAATTACGTAAGATTTGCGAGCAGACACAGGATAGGAAAGCGCAAATATCAGCACTTAACCTATGGTTTAAAATTAATGGCGTAATATCAGACGCTAAAGAAAACAACGTAGATAAAAATAGTAAACTTAGAGATGGTGTAGAAAAGAGATTGATAGAACTTGGCGAACAAAGTAGACATAGTCTTATACAACCTAGTTAATAACCCAATATTTTTTGTAGAAGAATTACTGTGGATAAAGACAAAAAAGAGAAAATTAGTTCCTTTAAAATACAATAAAGAACAACTCATGGTTTATGATAAAATCATGGAGTTAAAGAAAAAGAATATTCCCGTCAGAGTCATAATCTTAAAATGCAGGCAAACAGGCATGTCAACTGAAACAGAATCGTTGATTTTTCAGGACACGGCAACACACAGCAACGTTGACAGTATGATTATAGCACACAATATTGAAAGCACAAATCATCTTTTCAAGATGAATAAACTTTTTTATGACAAACTTGATTCAGGTACTTACAAACCAATGGTTTCGTCATCTAATCGTAAAGAGATTATTTTTGAAAACCCTAACAAAAAAGACAGGACAAATAACCCTGGCCTACGCAGTTCAATACGTGTTGAAACAGCAGGTAATTTAGAAGCAGGTCGTGCATATACGTTGCATAATTTGCATATATCAGAACTGGCTTTCTGGGAAAACCCCGATGAAGTTATGACGGGGCTATTACAATCTGTGCCAGAAGAACCTAACACTATGATTATAGTTGAAAGCACGGCTAACGGCATGGGAAATTACTTCTATGACTTATGTCAGGATGCAATAGCGGGCAAGAATGATTTTACATTTATCTTCATACCGTGGTGGGAAGTTGATGAATACTCTAAAAAAGCACCCAAAGATTTTGAATTATATGATTATGACCATCCTAATTATGACAATGAATTACGTATACAAAAAAGATTTAATCTTACTCTCGACCAGATGTACTGGAGAAGACAGAAGATTAGGAATTATTTCAAGAATGATTTAAAGAAGTTTCAGCAGGAATACCCAGCTGACCAGATTGAAGCATTTATTACTACAGGTTCGCATGTATTCGATTTGGAAGTTCTTAAGGATTATAGTGAACTTATTAAGAATATTGAGCCTGCACGCGGGGAATTCAGGTGGCTTGATAATGAAGACTTATCAATCATGCGTGATAGTGAAGCAAAAAATGCACAGATAAGAAACGGAGTTCAATTCTTACCTAGAGGCAATGGACGTTGGGCTATATGGCAATTCCCAGAAGATAATGACAAGTATGCTATCGGGGCAGACGTAGCAGAGGGTCTGGCAGAAGGCAATTTCAGCGCAGCAGAAATAGGTTCAAGAAAGAACATAGCGCAAGTTGCTGAATTTAAAGACAGAATAAAACCTGAAATATATTCTGACGAACTTGCTAAAGCAGGTCATTTTTATAACGAAGCATTAATTGCAGTCGAAGCAAATAATCACGGGTTGACGACATTAACACACTTGCGCCTCATATATCCGTATCTGTATTACGAACGTGATTTTACAGATAAGAGCTTAAAACCCAGAGATAGGATGGGCTGGATGACAACACGCAAAACAAAAGTGTTGATGATTGATAAACTTGACAAGAATATGCGTAATCGCGATATTGTGATAATGAGCAAGGAACTTATATCCGAAATGACTAAATATGTAGAACTGCCCGATGGGTCTATGGGCGCTGACCAGAAATCTACAGACGATTTAGTAATGGCATTTGCGATAATGAATATGATAATTGATTTAGTTGTTATGAATATAAAATCAGAACATGCACACAAATATAAACGTTAATGGAAGATACAAATATAAAAACATTAATACCAATAGAAAACATACTCAAGGGACTTACAAACATTGAATGGGTTGAGTTTGCTGATAAGAATTATTTGCCCATGCATTATACTTTTGTAGATGGGCTGAAATATTATTTTGCTGTTTATCAGAATTATAAATATGAAGCAACAATAAATGGGTTTATACCCAAATTAGACAAAGGAGCAATAAATTGAAAAAATATATAGATTTTAACGTAGATGATTTAAAAAAAATTGATGGTATAAAACTATCAGATTATAGAATATTAAATGTAGAATTATTGCCTAAATGGGAAGTTACTACCATAGAAGAAACTACACCATATTTAGATGAAGCAGGTAATATCACGGGTGTAACTTCAAGGATAGTAAAAACTTCTACAATAACTTTAACACCTAAAGAAAGTGTGAATGATAATGCCGAAAACAGAAGAAAAGAAATTAAAAGCACAAGCAAAGAAAAAGGGTCTTAAAGGAAAACGTGCAGATGCATATGTATATGGAACTCTAAGAAAAATGGGTTGGAAACCTTCTACACAAAAGAAAACTAAAAAAGGTAAAAAGAAATAAATGCCTAAAAACAATTTAACAAAAGAAGATTACACACCAAGAGATTTGGTGATAGAAGCATTTCGCGAAGGACACGATTATCGTGTTCACAATTATGATAAACGCTGGGATAAATATCATGCACAATATCGTTCAGTACTTGAAGATAAATCATTGTACCCGTATATGTCAAGACTATTTATACCGTATTCATTTTTTAGTGTTGAAACCATAATACCCAGAATGGTATCGGCAGTATTTGAAAGCGACCCAGTAGTATCCGTACTGCCTCAAATGCTTGAAGATGTTCAGCGTGCTAAAATAGTAGAAACAGTCATTAACTGGCAGTTAAAACGTATGGATTTGTTCAATACGTTTGTTGAAATGGCAAAAAATGCATGCATTTACGGGACTGCAATTGCAAAAGTTGATTGGGAGCAACGTTATCAGAAAAAGAAAAGATTAAAAAAAGTTACAATAACTAATTTAGACGGCAGCCAAGATACGTCTATTGAGCAGGATAAAGACGGCAAGCCTGTACTTGAAACCTATGAGTTGCAAACTTATAATGCACCAATGGTGACACCTATATCCCCATATGATTTTGTTATTGAAAAACGTGCAAAGAATATTGATGATTCTAAATATTGCATTATGATTTCAAAACCTACTTATAAATATCTTGAAGACATGGAAAAAGCAGGTGTTTATAAAAACGTTAAAAAACTTAAAACTATTGCGGCTAAACAGATTTCTAAAGATAATAAAAATATTTATAAAGACGTTGATATAAGCAACCCAGATAGTTTTAATATACCACTCAACACACGATTTACATTATATGAATATTGGGAAGATGACAGGGTCATAGTTCTTGCAGAAGAAGAAGTTGTTTTGCGTGACGAATCTAATCCATACTGGCATTGCAAAAAACCGTTTGTTGATGCAAGGTTGTGTATTGACCCGGGGTTTTACTGGGGTATAGGTTTACTGGAAATGATAGAATGCTTGCAATCAGAACTAAACGATGTTAGAAATCAAAGACTTGACAATATAAAACTTGCCATGAATTGCATGTGGGCAGTAGAACGCGGGGCGCAGGTAGACCTTGAGGATTTATATTCTGAACCGGGCGCAGTATTCTTAACAAACTATATAGATGGTATTAAACCACTTGAAACCAAAGATGTTACGGGGTCGGCATTTGCTGACGCTAAACAAATTGAAGAAGATATAATGAATACGTTAGGTACGTATGATTATGCTAGAGGAAAAGAAAGTTCTGATAGGGAAACAGCAACGGGTATATTATCATTACAGGAAGTTGCTTCAATGAGGTTTAAGTTTATGACAATAGTCATGTGTAAGAACTTTATAGGTTGCGCCGTAGAACGTATTGCAGCCCTAAATGAACAGTACTTAACTGATGAAGTCGTTGTAAGACTAACTAACGGCAAGATAGAACAATATCAGCCCGAAGACGTTATCGGGCGTTATGATTATGAAGTGGTCGGAGCATCTATTGAAGGATTCAGCAAATATGCAAGAGCAGAACAATTGCTTAGATATCGTCAGGTATTTATATCTAACCCTGAATTTAATATTAGTGAACTTGACAAAGATTTGCTTACTAATCTTAATTTTAAAGATATTGATAAATATTTTAAGATATTACAACCTGTTATGCCTCAAGGCCAAGGCACAGACGAAATAGGTTCTGCACTTGAACAATCGGGTGCTAATATGCCAAACGTACAACCTGGACAATTCCCAATGGCAGCAGTACCTGAACAAGGTAATTTTCCGCAGCAGTACCCGTTGATTATGGGTGCTGGCGGTGCAAATATGTAACAAGGGAGATAAATGAAAAATAACGTAGATGTAATTAAAAATGGAGAATTAATGGAAACACTCATCGAAACAGGCGGGTGGAGATTACTTGAAAAAGTACTGGATAAAGCAATAGAAGAACATCAGGATAAATTAAATGTTTTAGCTTCTATTTCTAAAAAAGACACAGATATAGTGGATGTCCGCGCAGAAGGTGTTTATATAGAAGCGTATAAATTTATTAAAAATTTCCCTAAAGAAATAATAGATAAAAAAGACAGGGAATTAAATAAACTTAAAGTAGAAGGAGAAAAGAGAGAATGGTAGAAGAAGTAGTAGATAATAACGCAGTAGATAATAATGATACAACAGTTGTGCAGCCACAGGCACAACCTAAAGAAGATACAATAACACCCGCTATGCAGAAAATGCTTGATGAAATCAATGCATTGAAAGCTAATCAGGAAGTTATTGGCAAGAAAGCAAGTAAATTAGATAAAATAAAAAGTGCTATAGACGGCGAAGATGCTAACGAAAGTGATGAAAAGTTTTTTACTGACTTGACGACAAAACCGAAACAAACAATTGAGGATTTAATCAAGAAAAAAACTGATGAAATAGTCAATCCTATTATATCAGAAAGAGTAAAAGAAAAACTTGTTATGTCAGACCAGCAAAGTTTCGCTTCGTTGACTTCCAAAGACCCTGAATTTAACGAAATATGGCAAAACATTAACCAATATGTTAGCCAAGAGGAAATGGCAGAAGTAGAAAATAGCACAAACAGGGTAAATATAATCTATGGACTTGCTAAGTCCAGAAGGGATTTAGCCAACGTGGATAAAAAAATTAATTCAATTAATGCAGATAGAACTGCTAAGAATGAACTTAATAAAACAGCCGTTTCCGAAAGACCGATAAGTAGTGGCGGCGAAAATCAAAACATACCCGAAGAAGACACAAGACTTAAAGACTTGTCTAATGCGAGAGATAGTTTTGATACAGATAGGGCAGCAAAAGTAGCAACAGATATATTGTGGGATAACACACAGTGGGGAAAAAGATTTAAAAGATAAAAATTAAAGAAAGATTTAGAGGTGGTCAGAAATGGCAGCAACACCAGCAGCAGTCAGTGCAACAGCGTATACTTATTCAGATACTACAGATTTAACTGACGGCTTAAGAAAACGCGTGGTCGAAGATTTTATTTACAGTATTGATCCGCGAGATTTACCCATGAGAGATTATTTTGGTGGGTATGAAAAAGAAAAAACAGATACTATTACGTTTGAATTTCCGGAGGACAACCATATAGCTATAGATACAACTATAGGAACTGCCGCAACCGGATGGAATACAGCAAGTGACGTATCAGGTCTATCAGTAACAGATAGTGATGTAATATGTATAGGTGATATATTGTTAACATCGGACGGTGAAATAGTTGTAGTAAGTGCAGTAGGAACAAACACCATAGATGTGTATGGACGTGGCGATTTAGGTTCAACTGAAAGTAACGCTAATAGTGATAGTGATGTAATTTATATTATCGGAAATGCACAACTTGAGGGCTGGACATACGGGGCTTCCCCACGATTTATGACACGTGGGACAAAGAAAAACTATGTTCAGAATTCAGAAGCATCTATTGATGTATCTAAAGATTACAATACATTGCCTAAGTGGGGAATTAAAGAAGAGTTTGCTTATCAGTTAAAGCAGAATCAGTTAAGAGAACTCAAAAAGTTAGAAAGAAATGCTTTATACGGTGGTTCAAACACAGGTACACTCGAAGGCAATGCTTCGCACCCAAGAACAATGTGCGGCATCATAGCCCCAATAGCATCAGTTGCAGCAAACATTAATATTCAGACTCACACCACTAACTTAAGTTCTGTAGAAGTAACAGAAGATAATATTAACTCGAGTATGCAGACAATCTATACATCGGGCGGTAATCCAGACACGATTATGTGCGGGCCATTTAACAAGAAAGTAATTTCTAGTTTTATGTTGCCTTATAGAAGGTCTGATATGGAAGATAAGAAATATTCTAATGTAGTAAATACATATGAGAATGATTTTGGTACAGTTAATATTCTTCTCAACAGGTATATGAGAGCTTCTGATATAGTTATACTCGATAAGAAAAACTTCAACTTTGTATGTAAAGAAGCATTTAATATTATAGATTTACCCGATGATAGGGATAAAGTAAGAAGTGCTTTAATAGGCAAATACAGTTGCAAATTAGTGAAAGAGGAGCATGCCGCATGGATTTATGGGACGGCAACTTCTTAATTAAATCAGTTCTAAGGTTTTTACGATTGAACCTATAATCAATCGTATTTTAATTTGATACTTATATTGTGTTAGTCGTAAACATAAAACGTCTTATCTAAAGATTATATAGGTAAGTCTAAGCAATATAAGTAAAAGGATAATAATTATGGCTCAAAAAAGTATTAAAAAACTATACCCAAAGATAGAGGGTGATAGTAAATTCGGTTTTGGGAAATTAACATTTATAGCCTCAGATACTGAACCTACAGGTGCATGCGAGGGCGCAGTATATTTTGATAAAAGTGAAAAAACTCTAAAAGTATATACAAGCGACTTAGCGTGGGTAGCATTAAGTGCGGCTGTGGGTGCAGCAGGCACAGGTCTTGATAATGCTTATGATATAAACCCCAATATTACGGTTGACGGGACTACAATAACCCTAACAGGTTCTAGTGCTGACGTACTTACAATAGTGCAAACAGCAAATAATGATGGGTTATATGTAAGTAAAACCGGTACTGGTTCGGGTGCTGCAATAAACGTATTAAACGTTGGAACTGGTGCAGACATATACACTACTGGCGGGTACTTTCAGGTATCTAAAGCAGGTGCGGTAACCGCTGTCGATGTTACATGTCAAGATATAACTGCTACTGCAAACACTACATCTATAACAACAGATGTAACAGATGGTACGGCACTAACATTAAATCTTGATACCCTAACAAGTGGTGTAGGTTTACTGCTTGACATGAACGCTGCAAGTACGGCAACATTGTTTGATATACTTGTCGGCGCTGCACATGTTATGACAGTAACAGATACAGGTGTACTAACACTTGCAGGCGTTGCAGAAGGTACTTCAACATTAACACTCACTACAGGTGATTTAACACTAACGGACGGTGATATAACAATAACATCAGGGCAGTTTGCAATGACGGGTGATGCTAATGCTGATGTTATGTCTATTACTGGTGCAACTACAGGCAACTATGATATATTGTATGTTAATGGTACAACTAATGCTGGTTCAGGTTCTATTATAAAAGTAGCGCAGGGCGCTGCAACCAGAACAGGCCCAATGGTTGATTTGGATATGGGCACAACAGCAGTAGCAATGGAAGCAATAGACATAGATTGCACAGGCGGGACAAGAACTGTACCTATTATATCAATAGATAGTGATGGAACAGCATCAGATTTTATCAGTTTAATTAATGGTGTAGTATTTACAGGCAATTATATTGATTGCCAGCAACATGCAGGTGCAGCTACAGGTAATTTCATATTCTTAAATAATGATAGCGGTACAGGGCTTACATCTATTAATATTGATGATGACGCAAGTTTGGTTGACACTATACTTTGTACTACTTCTGCTGCAATAGGTGCAGCAAAAGCTGTATTTCATGTTGTATCTACGGGTACACCAAACGCTACAGCAAACGCAATACTTGTAAACTGGACGGGGGTTACAGCTACTAATACACCGTATATGGTAAAACTTGATTCAAGTTCTAAAGATATTGGTGCAATTAGTGTTGATTCAGATAACGCTACGGATTCTACAGTTTTAGTTAATTGTGGCGGAGCTTTAGCAGACAATAAAGCATTAGTAGAATTAACTTGGGACGGAACACCAGCCGCAGCAGGAACTAACATGCTCCGTGTTGATGGTTCTGGTGGAACAAATACTGCAAAGCCTGTTTTGGTTGAAATTTATGACGACAGTGTATCTGTGGGTCTTAGTGTAAGTACAGCTTCTATCGAAGATATGATTACATTTATAGGTACTGGTGCTACGGGTGCTAATAAAGCAGTTGTTGATATAACAAGTACTGCTGCTTTAGATGCTGCCAGTAACTTACTTAGACTTGATTTGACAGGTGCTGATACTACAGCAGTTCCTACTGCGTTAGAGATTGTTGGCGCAAGTGAAACAGCAAGAGGTATATATGTTGATACAGATGGTACTACTGTTGGTGCAGCCGCTTTCCATAGTGGCGGCGCTTTAACAGATGGTGTAGCTGTAGTTAATATAACCAATGATGGTAACTTAGCCGCTGGTGGTAACTTATTGAATGTTACTATGGGTGGTACTCCTGCTGCCGTATCAGTAGCTGCCGTAGAAATTGTTGCAGCCAAAAACTGTATGGCATTAGATATTGCTTCGAGTGCCGTAGGTGCTAACTGTGCCAGGATAATTGGTTCAGGTGCATTGACTGATGGACTTGCAGTATTATCATTATCAAGTGCTGCCGCACTTGCAGCTGGTGGTAATATACTTAATGTTACATATACTGGTACACCTGCTACGTCAGCAGTTTCTGCTTTTGATTTAGTGTGTTCTAAAGATTGTAGGGCTATAGACGTAGTTACTTCCGCCGCAGCAGTATCCGCTGTTAGAATTACTGGTGTAGGTGCTGTAGCTAACGATATGGCTTTACTTGAAGTAACACACGGAACGGGTGCAATAGCTGCCGGAGGTTCTATTGTCAGAATAGCCGGTAATGCTAACGCCGCAGGTGCTACAGCTTATGGTATGACAATTAACTGTAACGCTACAAACCTTGAAGCATTATGGGTTGAAGCTGGTGCGGTATTAATTGCTGAAACATTAACTGTTACGGGTGTTACAACATGTACTGGTGGTGTTGTATCAAGTATTGGTACAACTGCTGATTTACATGATACAGCGCCTGTTATAGGCGACCTTACCACAGCATTTGGTGCTGCTTATGCAACCAAGATTGGGTGGTTGGGTACTGTTATAGATAGTAGTACCTCCAAAGTATATCTATGTTCATCTAATGGAACAACTTTCACATATACTTTAATGAGTACGGCTTTAGCATAATATAAATAGATTATTAAATGTGTGGGTAGGTATTTTTGCTTACCCACACGGTTAAATAAAAGGAGTAAAAATGAATTTAGATGATTTGGAAAAACGTAGAGACGAAATTATAGGATTTAACAATGACATTGCAAAACAGGTTGCACAAATGAAACAGGACGCAACAAAAGCAACAGAAGAATTTAATGCAAAAGCTAAATTATTCAATGAAAATTATGCTAAGTTGATTGAACAGAATAAAGTTAATCTAGGTGCGCTTTCAGAAGTGCAGAACTGGATTGATTCATTGAAAAAAAAAGAAGAAGAACTACTAAAAGAAAACGATAATATAGTTCCTATAGATAAAAATAAAAAGGAGAAATAAATAAAATGGCAGGTAGAGTATTAAGTGGAGAAGAAATAAGAGTAGGCGACGTAATTTATGCTATAAATAACGTAGATGATTATGAAAAATATGAAAAGAAACTTGAAGCGGTAAAGAAAGAATTAAAGGAATTGCCCGAAGGCCATAGAACCATAGTGTTCTATATGACAAGGGAATACAGATATAATTTCTCAAAGAATACAAAGATTTTATATAAAAGAACAGTAATAGGTTTTCACCCTGTAAGGCGTTCGCCCGAATACAAATCTGATTTTATCAATGTAACAGAAGGGCGGGTTCGAACAGCTAATGCAGAAGAAATAGCTTTTCTTGATTTCAGCAAAGGTTTTGTAAGAGAAGCAAACAGGGAACTTTCCCCTATGGAAAAAGAAAGAAAAGATTTACTGGATTTAAAAGTTGCTAAAGAGCAATTAAAAAGTGAAATCGAAAATATTAAAGAACAATTAAGGGAACAAAAAGCAGTCAAGGAGATTGTAAAAAATGAACCTACCGAAGGGTCAAGGCAAAAGAAGAATAGTTAAAGTTTTATCAACTTCAACTACGCAAATACCTACACGTTATCAGGAATTAATGAGGCGTACAAATAATTGTACTGCAACTTCAATATGGGGTTGTAGTGTATGTACTATACCGCAAATAGGACGTTGTATGGATAAAGTACGCCAACATCTCCAGACAGAAGCTTTTAAACAATATAATCAAAAGGAAGAATTTAAAAAAGAGCAGGAACGCTTAATGTTTCCTGCTACATAAGAGGTGATTTAATGTCTGGAATAAATATATTAAAAAAATATCATGGTGCGTTGACGCTTGCGGTTGATGCGGTAGATACAACAGCAGCAACAATAGCGAACTTAACAGAAATAAATTGTAATGGCTACACCAAATTAATGGTTCAGTATATAACGTCTGGCGCTACGTGGGATAGGGCCGGTACTATAGATATATATGGTTCATTTAGTTCCGGTGGTACATACACAGCAATGGATAGTACAGTAGAAAATGCAACACATGGCGTACTGCACACGGATGATGGATTTGTCGGGTTAGGTGAAATATATTTTGTAGAAAATATAACACCATACATAAAAATTGGTTGGACAAATACCACAGCGGGTACGGCTGGCACAATATCTATATGGGTTATGCCATTCAATGATTAGGGGTGAAAAATATTAATGAGATATGAATTAATAAAACAAAGATTAAAATTAGGCATTGGTTTTACAATACTAAAAGTCAGCAGACAGTTAAATAAAATTGCCGAACTTATAGGCAATATGGGTTGGGTAAGTATGTACGGCACATTATCAGCAAAACATATAAAATCTGATGGTAGTATTATTGATTATGGTGTAGTAAGTTGTAAAAAAGTAACAGATGAATTTGTTGAATATCTGGCATTGATAATGAAAACAGATGCTACATCTATTGGTGATTTTAAATATCATATTAGTGGTACAGGTACTACTGCTGAAAATAACGACCATACAGCACTTGTAACGCCTATAGGCACAGCGAGAACCGTGGGTGACCAGAATAATTCAAGCAATACATATATATCGGTTGCAACTATTGCATATACAGATACTTATGCTGTTACAGAACATGCTATATATAACGAAGCATATGTATCAGCTCAAGCAGATGGTATATTGCTTGATAGAAGTTTGTTTAGTGCAATTAATGTTGTAAATGGCGATTCAATTGCCTTTACATATACTTTAACTATAAGTCCAGAAGCATAAGAGTAAAAATAGGGGTATGGATGTCTACAGAAATATTAAGACCTAATGCCGCGGGTGCATTAAACGAATTAGAAAATAGTGGGGGGGGTGCACAAACTACCAACTATTCATATGTTGATGAAGCGGTTGCCGATAATGGTACTACGGAAGTATATTATGCTGGTGTTACGGTAGGAATAAAAACAGATTTATATAATCTACCCGCTCATGCTGGTTCTGGAACTATAGATAAGATTATTGTTTATGCAAAAGTTTATGCCTATAAAGCAGATAGCACTAATTATTGTAGGATAGCAATAAAAACAGGTGGTACTGTTTATTATAGTGGGCAATTACAAACAGCAGCAGCCTATGAAAATAAATCTTATGAATGGACAACAAATCCACAGACTACAGTTGCTTGGACATGGGACGATATTGATGCTTTACAAATCGGTACAGAATTTTATAAAAATGGTTCAGGTGTAGCTGCTTGTACCCAAGTTTATATTGAAGTAACCTACGCAACTCCAACTATTTATGAACAAGCTACTGCGGGTGTATTAGCAACAACGGGAGCATTGGTAAAATTAACTAATATGTCTACCTCGGGCATATTAACATTTAGCGCAATAATTATTGCACTTAAAACAATGTATCGAGATATTTTAGGTGCTTTAACTTTTAATGGTAGCGTAGTTAGACAAACTAATAAAAGTTTATCTGGTTCATTAGTTTCCGCAGGTACATTGGTTAGATTAACATTAAAACTTATAGCGGGTTCGTTGGTACTTGTAGGTACGTTGAATAAATTAATAAGTATAAGCATTGCTGGAATATTGACGTTTTCGGGGAATGTCGTTAAAACGATATTAAAAGCTATTATAGGTTTACTTGAATTTAATGGAAATATTAATAAATCAATAAGTAAATCAATAACTGGAATACTTTCGTCGTCCGGCAATTTATCCAAGGCAACAATAAAAACACTTTCCGGTGTATTAACTTTCAGTGGAGTACTTAGTAAATTATATGCTAAGTTTTTAACTGGAACTTTAAGATTTCTGGGTAAGGTACAAAAGCAAACTAGTAAAAATATATCAGGTACTTTGAATTTAAGTGGAATATTACATAGGTTAGGTTGGAATAGGTTGGTGGATATAGCAAGTTCTTGGGTTAATACATCAGACCAGACATCTATGTGGACACAGCAAACAAAAAAGACTACCACTTGGACTGGTAAAGAAAAAGAAACGACAACATGGACTGAGGAATAATGACAACAGTATCGACTCTTATAACTGAAGCAAGACGCAGGTTTAATCAGACAAGCGCTACATTTCATACAGACGCAGACTTATTGGCATATACAGACGAAGCACAAATGTATGTAGTTACTGAAACAAATTGTTTAGAAGAAATATCGACATCATCTGTGGTAGGAAGTCAGCAAGCGTATGCACTACCTAGTGATTATCAGGATTTGGATAGATTATTATATGAAGGTGAACGTATACTGCGTGTTGATAAAACACAGATAGACGAACTTGATATAATAGAAAGTGAGCATTCAGGTGTCCCCGAATGCTATTATATATATAATAGCCAATTTTATTTATTTCCTATACCGTCAACGTCTACTACGGGTGATGAATTAAAATTATTTTACTATAAGAAGCCTGCAACACTGTCTTCTACTTCCAGCGTTCTTGAAACAGATACACGTTTTGATAGTGCTATCGTTGCATATATGACATATTTAGCATTTTTAAAAGAAAAAGAATTTGATATGGCAGATTATCATTTAGCAGAATGCAATGCAAAAATCAAATCAGTTATGATTAAATTAAATGAAAAGACTGACGGGCATTACAGAATGAAATTAGGTCGTTCTAATAAATTTAGAATGCCCCTAAGGAACTGGGAATAAATGGCACAAAAGAAATCACGTACAGGTATTACAAGTGATATGCTTATTACTGTTATGGGTGGGTGGCAAGGTGTCAATACGGAAGATGATACGACACAGATTACAGATACTCAAGGTATCGATTGTTTAAATATTGTTCAAACAAAAGAAACTAAAAAACGTGGCGGTTATGCTAAAGTAAATTCTACAGAACTTACAGGCTCGACAGGCATATACGGTCTTATGCCTTATTATAAATCGGGCGGCAGTGATGAATTGCTAGTTGCCTCACACACTACGGTACAAGTACTTGACACAGGCACGGGTGTATTTACGCAACCTAGTGGCGGCACAGGTCTTACAACTAACGAATATACTATAGGTAAACAGTTTAAAAATATTTTAGTTATAACTAAGACATCTGATGCGCCTAGAAAATATAACGGGTCTACTGTTGCATTACTGGGTGGCTCACCACCTACATGCAAATATCAGGAAGTTCATAAGAACTATCATTTTTTAGCAGGCAACAGTACATATCAGTCAAGACTGTATTGGTCTAACGTATCAGATAACGAAACGTGGAGCGCGTTGGATTTTGTTGACGTTTACCCCGATGACGGGGATATTATAACAGGTCTACACTCAACACTTGATGCATTGATAATATTTAAACGTTATAACGTATACGTGTTATACGGGGATACCCCTACATATGTAGAGGGTTTAACACTATGGAGAATTAAAAAGGCTTCAACTGATACGGGTGCGCCCAATCAGCAGTCAATAGCGCAAATAAATAAGAATTTAGTTTACCCGTCAAGTAATCTGGGTGTTCAGGCATTTGGCGGTTCAATATCATCTGAAACAATAGAATTTGACAGCCTATCATCAAAATTAATGAGCAAGGATATAACACCCACATACAGTGCGTTAAACTTATCAAGAATATCACAAGCGTGTGCTGTCAATTTTGATTATAAATATATATTATCAGTTCCTAACGCAAGCTCTACAACAAATAATTATAATTTAGTTTATGATTATCTTAATAATTGTTGGTATTTTTGGAACTTACCTGCAAATTGTTTTGCAACATTCAGGACAAGTGGTGTAGATACTTTATATTTTGGCTCACCCTCAAATGGGTTTGTTTATAAATATACGCCCAGCATTTATACAGATGCAGGCACGGCAATTAACGCATATTATTATACTAAAGATTATAATATGGGTTCATCTACTAAAGACAAAGAATTTTATAAATTTTATGTAACATTAAATAAATCAACAGATTATGCACTTACTGTTGAACCAGTAATAGATATGGAAACAAGTGCAGGCAGTTACTCAATAGCTGCATTGTCTACGGGTTTTACGTTAGGCACATCGGTATTAGGTACGGATAGAATAGGTACAACAACAACACACCCCAGCGATGCACAGATAATGAATAATCGTGGGAAATTTATCAGATTTAAGTTTTCCAATAATGTAAATAATGAAAATTTCAGATTAAGGGATTTATCTCTTTATTATAAAAATAGGAGTGCTTTATAATGGCAACAATTTCAAGAAGCAAAACATGGGTTGATACAGACATACTTACAGCAGCAGATTTAAACGGAGAGTTTGACACGGTATATAATGAAGTAAACGGGAGTTTAAGCAATGCAAACATATCCGCAACGGCGGCTATTGCTGGTAGTAAATTGGATTTATCGACACCGGGAGCAATTGGTGGGACTACACCCGCTGCAGGTGCTTTTACCACATTATCATCTTCGGGTGCGGCAACGGTTGCTTCACTTACAATAGGTAGTGGTGTTTATGATAAGACAAGACATATTAATTTAACACCAACTGGTGCAATATTATCGGCAACAAATGGTGCGGGGCTTACACAAACAGATGGTACTAATAAATCTTATTGTACTTTAAATTTTGATAAAGATACTGACGAAAAGGCTGATTGGCATTTTGTAGTGCCAGACCAATACGATGGTGGCAATGTAGTGTTTAATATATGGGCTAAAACCACGGTTACAAGCGGTAATGTTGTATGGGTAATAACTACTGCCGATGTAGCAGATGCGTCTACTTACGATGCTTCGCTTGGCACAACAATTACGTTTGACGCAAAAACCGTTGATGGTACGGCAGGAGATGCTTTTATAGCAACCAAAACAGCCGACCCCGGTTGGACAGCGGGTAGGCTAGCTACAATAAGACTAGTACGCGACGTATCGGAAGATAACGCTGCGGCAGATATATTATTTTTAGTTATGGAAATTAAATGGGAAACAGCATAATAATAAAAGTTAGAATTAAATGGGATAAGGCATAGGAGTAGATTATGGCAGTAAAAACAATATATCCATCGGTAGATACTTATATAAATTATTATGCAGCAGACACCAATTATGATGGTGCTACTACCTTATTGATGTATTCAAGTTGGGCAGCTTTTCCATTTATGAAATTTACTGGAATCCCTAATGGGAAGATTATATCAGCATACTTAAAAGCATATTACAACGATGGGGCAGGAACAGGGCAGGATGTTGTAGATATAAAAGTTATCACTTCATCTTGGGTATCAACAACCATGACATGGAATACAGGAGTACCCACAATAGGAGCATCTTATGGTTCAATAACTTGCGGGAGTGTTACTGGGGCAAAAACTTCAACAGATTTAAAAACATTGATTGAGTATTGGCAGACTAATCCTATTTATGGAATTAAATTAATAGGGGATGGTGGAGTTGATTGCACAGGAACTTTTGACTCATTGGAAGGAACAAATAAACCATATCTTGAAATTACTTATATACCTCCGTCTGGTTTCTCGGGTGGACAACCAATGATATTTTAATATTACCAGGAGATTTAGGGTTTAGTTATTAATAAACTTGACAAATAATAATTTATGTGTTATATACGTTCTATGAAAAAAATATTTATAGTTATTTCATTATTAATAACGTTATTGTGTATATCGTGCGACCCACAGTGGGTAATAGATAGCAGAAGTACGTCTGTTTCATTAAATGATAGTGTTTCACCAAATACTGAAAGTGTAGTAATTAGCGAAACAGTGCAGGAAACTTCACCCGCTACCATACAACTAGGTGATAATGAACAAATTAAGGTGCAGGAACTGGAAAACGAAGTGCAGGCACACGACAACTTTATAGCAAACTTAAACGATTATTTGAAATGCGTTTATAGCGGGTTTGCAAGCAACGATAATTATGAAAGTAAATTTACAGCATTTTCAATTAAGTATAATGACAAGTTTTATTTGATAACAGCGGGGCATTGCGTGCATTATAATTATAACGGGTTAGATACAGGCAAATATACATATTTTAAATTTATGGCTAATTTCACAAACGAATATATTTATCCTGAATTATTAATATATGATAATGATTTCATAGGCAATAACGATTATGCAGTTTTTTTTACTAAAGAGTTAACTAATGGGCTTAATACAAATAGTCTGTTTAATAAAATGCCCAGCACATACACGTTAGGTTGTTTTAAAAATAACATTAACGTTGTTAAAGAATATAATGCTCAAGATTATGATACTGAAAGTGGCTGCCCCATAGTTAATATAGACGGGGAAGTAGTTGCAATAATGACAGGGTATTTTACAGATATAGATATAGTTTTAAATGCAATAGATAATATTAAGTAAACGTATTACAATTAAATATTTAGTAAGCATTACAAAAACAAAATGTAGTGCTTTTTTATTTTAGGGGGAATTTTTATGATAAATAATTTAAGTTTATATATAGATAGAGGGGATTGCAATGGCAGATAAAAAGAAAAGTTCTGGTGCAAGCGGAAGTTGGGGTACGAAAGATATGAAAATAAGTAATCCATCTCCGGTAAGCGCTGGGGTTCCCAAGACACCAAGTTTTTCATATACCGGTGGTAATATAACGACTTTATCCAAGACACCAAGTTTTTCATATACCGGTGGTAATATAACGACTTTATCCAAGACACCAAAAAGCACACCCAGCACAAGTGCTGGTGGCGGACAACCTGTTCAGCAACCACAAACAAGTGGAGATAGCGGTGCTGGTGGCGGATTTACAATGCCCGAATACGGAGGTTATCAATTCAATTTTGAAACACCGCAAATACCTGGCGAATATCAGATAACAGAAGAAGATTTAGCTAGATTTTATTCACAGGCTACAGCAGAGGCTACTCAATTATTTGACCCACAGGTATTGTCATTACAGCAAACCTTAGCTAAAAACTTACTTGCCGCCCAGCAAACGGGTAGTGGTGTTAATGCACAGTATGAAGCCGTAATTAAATCCGTAGATGAATGGAAATTACAAGCCATAAAAGATGAACAGGCACGTTGGTATGCTCGTGGTATGGGTATAGGTGGTGGACTTGTTCAGGCCGAAACAGATGTCGAAAAACAGGCTATGGGTTTAAAAACAACTGCGGGTACTGAAAAAGCACAAAAATTATCAGACATTGAAGCACAAAAACAATTGCTTACTGAACAAGGTGGTCAGAGCGAGCAGGAACTGGTTAAACAAAAAGCCGCATATATCGCAACACGTCAACAGGAAATTCAGGATGCTTATGTAGCACATAAAGAAGCTATTGCACAACAGACATTTCAGAATCAGATGGCAGTTCAGCAATTTGGTATGACTGCACAGGCACAAGCATTCGACCAGTGGTTACAGCAAACCAGTATGGCTAATGAAATATGGTATCAGAATAAACAAATAGCTTTAGCAGAACTTGAAAACACACAAAATGAAGCATATAGAAAAGAATCTTTAGCTGCAAGTAAATCTACAAGTACTACTAATAAAAATGAAAATAAATTTAATATACCAGGTACTAGTTTATATGTAACACCAGAACAGGCATGGAATATGGGGTATATTAAAAGTGGTACTAATATCAGTCCTACAACAACTACCTCATGGCAAGACAAACTTGCAGAATTAGCTTCGCAACGGGCCTATCAGAATTTGAGTTCACAGACCAGTTTTGGTAATGGACAATATTATAATTTAAGTAGTTCACAAGGTACTAGTTATTATAATCCAACAACAAAGAAATATGAAATTCGTTGATGGTGGTAGTAATTAATGGATTATAATAAACAGTTATGGTATCAATATTTACCATCAAAATTACAGAATTTGTTAGCACCAACTACATCGACAACTACACAAACGCCCATACAAAAAACACAGGCTAATATTGACGCATACCGCCAGTTCTTTCAAAATGCAGAAAATTCTGGTGTTCTACCTAAAATGACAGGATTGAATTGGCTTGGTAGATTAAAACAAGGGTTTATGTTTCCCGCATCGAAAATATTAAATGCGTTTTCTACTATATCACGTATGAACGCAGCAGTATTATCTTCAAGAATTAAATCAGCAAAAACAGAAAACATAACAACACCCAGTCAAGCTGCACTTGAAGCAACTAAACAAACGTTTTTAGGTAAAAATATAGTAAATGATTTAAAAGCAGCGTGGAGTGCAGTATCACAAACAGGTCAATATGCAAATCAAAATTATTCAGCAACATATAAAGAAGCATTCCCCAATACCACATTTACCAAAGATTTTTCTTTTGCACAAAACACAAATGATTGGCCGAAAGGTTTTAATTGGATACAAAAATTGGGTGCGGGTTTTGCCGCAAGTCCAGCAGATTTGGTCGGAATAGTTACAGATATAGTTACAGACCCATTGACATATATAACTGGTGGTGTTGGTAAAGGTGCAGCAATTGGGTCAAGATTAGGAAAAGCAATGGTTACTGCAACAGGTGAAGAAATACTACCTAAGGGTGTGATGTGGGCTTTATCTAAGACAGGTAGAAAAATAGCAGAAGAAGTAGTAGAAAAAACACTCCCACGTTCTATGGCATATTTAGAAAAATCTGTGGGTAGTATTGCAGGTCAAACACCCGAAATTGCTTCAAAACTTTCTATGTTAAAAACTATACCCAAAGAAGTTGCTGAAAGTATGTTGACAAAAAGTATCAAAGAAACAGCAATTAGACAAACTGTAAGCAAATTATCTGTTGAAGAAGCTTCAAAATTATTTGATTACGGTGGAATGAAATTTTTAGGTCAGACAGTAATACCTGGATATAAATTTGGTAAGATACCCACAGTATTATCTAATAATAAATTTGTTGACTCTGTTTTGGGTGTGTTTTATACAGGTAAAGGAATGCCCGAAGAATATCGCTATGTTGATAAATTTGTTAAGTCTGCAATGAAGAATAGAAATAATCAGGCAACCAAATTGTTCTTTGATATAACTACTGGTATAAATAAAGAAGGTCGTACTAAAATATTAAAGTACGGGTGGTTACAGAACGACATAGAACGCTATGGGCAAAAACTTGCTGAAAGCATGAATACCCCATTTAAAACTCAAAAGAAATTATTTACAAGATTAAATAAATTTATTGACGAACTTGATAATGTTAAGTTATCTGATACCGAACGTGTTGCGTATGAACGATATACGCAAGAACTTATGCCTGAACTTGCACAACAGGAAAAATATTGGGGTGTACAGGCAGATAATCTATGGCAAAAATATATGCCTATCAGAACTATTAGTAAAGATAAAGAATCGTGGTGGGCAAGAGCAATAGCCGGCCCCAAAGAAGCAGCTTATGAATTACCCAAATCATTAGATTATTTGCAAGCGCAAAAATTAATTTCAGAAGGTAAATTAACAATTGGCGATTTAGGGGAAAACACATTAAAACGTATTTTTGAAAGTACAACTCGTACGGGAAGAAGTCAGTTGCTTGCTGAATCAAGAAAATTCGGGAGTTGGTTTGCACAGGACGGACTTACTAAAATAACAGGCAAAACTGCACAACAATTACCCGAACTAAAAGGTTGGTATTTACCTGAAAACATAATTAAGCCATTAGTAAATACTAAAAACATATTCTTTGGTGATGAAGCATTTAAGACAACATTGAAAGCATATGACAAATTGCTTACTATTTGGAAAAGACTTGCACTTGCAACGCCAGGCTATCATTTACGTAACCTATTTTCTGATACGTGGTCTGGTGTAATGGAATATGGCTTGAGTTTTTTAGACCCTAGAAAATGGTATGATGCAGTATTGCTTAAAGAAACAGAACGTGGTGCAGGTAGAGAAACTATTTTACATACTCAAAGTTTTGGTGGCAAGGAATTAACTGCGGGCAACGTAGCTGATGAATTTTTAAATAGTGGTGTTATGGGTGCAGGTCAGATTTATAAAGAAGCTGCAACTCCCATACAAGCATTAAATAAATTGGGTAAAATATCACCACTCGAATTATCAACAAGAGTGGGTGGATATCGTGAAGATTTGGGTAGGATTGTTGCAGGACTTATAGAAAAAGAAGCGGGCGCAGACAGATATGTTATAGCACAAAACGTAAAAAAAGTATTCTTAGATTACGGGGATTTAACCCCTACGGAACAAAACGTTATAAGAAGATTTGTTATGCCTTTTTATACGTGGAATAAAAAAAATACATTGCGTCAGTTTGAATTAATGTTAACACGTACTGGAAAATACTCAACTATACCCAAACTAATGAAATTTTCAGAGGATATATCGGATGTTCCGGAGGGGTATGAAGAAGAAAAGCCTGATTACTTTAAAGAAATGCTTTATTTTATGACACCCCTAAAATCTGCAAAATCAGGCAATCAATTAGTATTTAACCCCAATTTACCATTTCAGGGCTTATCTATGTTATCACCCACGCAATGGTTAAGTGCCGCAAACCCGTTTGCTAAAATGATTGGCGACATGACTTATGGGCGAGAACAATTTACCAAAAAAGAAATTAAAGATGGCGATTTGATTGAAGCACCCGCATATTTTGGTTTTTTTAAATATTTGCCACAGGACACATTACAAAAAATCGGTATGAGTAAAAGCAAAGACGGCACTAAATTATATTTAAGCACCAAGCTTGATTATGCCTTACGACAAGTCCCCACAATGGCAACATTGGGTAGGATAATGCCAACAGATGAAAGTAAGGCAAGCAAGAAATGGTACGACTTATTATCTGTTGTTGCCGGTATTAAATTCACACCATATGAAAAAGATATGTATAAGGAAATTTTCTTAAATAAAAAACTTAAAAACTACCAAGACATAGTTAGAAAACTAAAAGAATTAAAGTATCTGCCCGAAGATTTTGGGCTTGATGATATAAAAAAACTAATGAACAAATAAAGGAAAATTAATATGACAAGACACGAAGATGAAAGACTTGCAATTGTTGAAACAAAAATGGACAATATCATAGAAGATATTGGCAATATAAAAAATGAAATAAAAAACGTAGGAACATTGTGCACTGAATTATCTACAATAAAGTTAGAATTAAAAGATACCAAGGATAATCAAAAAAATTTTATAAGCAAAAATGGATTTATTACAGCAAGCGTTATATTGGGTGTAATAATTGCAATACTTACAATAATACAATTTATAAGGATATAATATGAGCGTAGCAGGACAATGCTGGCAAACATCACAGCCGCTAAATAAAAAACATAATACAATAATTAAGTCTATGTTTCCGGCAGGTATAGAACGTATATTTATTGATTTAGCAGACATACCTCAACCTAACAATAATGTAGACAATAACTACGTTGAAACTGTTATGAATTATATGCCAGATGGTATGAGATACTGGCAAAACGATGAAGGTGAAGACCATCATTTACTAGGTGTTATGGGGCAAGGTTCAACAGTAAATCATTTACTTATGTGTAAAAATATAAATGCCATACCGTTGTTATGTTTGGGGCATTCAGAAGAACGCCAGTCATGGTTATCTAGAAACCCAATAAATCACGTTACCTTTCTTGAACAATTTTGTAAGGGACTTGCACATTATCTTAGAAACAAGATGGGCTTTACTCAAGCACACCTTGAAATTTTTAACGAACCTAAAAAATGCATTCCTGTATCGAATTATATCACAATATGCAAGCATATGTCAAGGGGTTTTAAACAATATCCTAATTTTAAAGTACATGTGGGTTCAAACGATATAGAGCAGGATTTAGCAGGCTACATACAGGAAATAGTTAAAGATAAAGAACTTCTTAAAACTATTGATTATTATGCAACGCACGTGCTATGGGAACGACAGCACGACCAGGGCTATATCGCTACAGTAAACAATATCTTAAAAGGCACTAATCTTAAACAATCAGTTACAGAGTTTTCGCCTGACGGGGATTGGGACACGTTCAACGAACTTATAGAAAACAATATAGAAATTTATTGTATATTGTTTGTATTAAGACGTGATTTTTTTGGCGATGTTTTCGATGACATATATGTATTCACCAGAGAAGATAGGCCTAACTTAGGTTTAAAATCCGGCGATATAATTTCATTTAATCAGGCAAAATTCAATATGCTTGTAGCATTTAATAATAAATACTATAATAAACAATTACCAATAGAAAAAGAGGGGATTAAATTGAAAAAAATATATAAAAATGGTTCAAAGTCTATGGGTGTAACTTTTATACAGAAAGTATTGAATTGCGACATAGACATTGACCTAAACCCAAAACTAAAAGTTGACGGTTGGTTCGGTGCAAAAACCGAAGCCGCTGTCAAACTCTTTCAAAAACACTTCAACATTACACAGACAGGTATCGTAGATGAAAAAACATTTAAGATAATGATGTTTAATGAGCCAAATTTATTCGACGAGCTAATCTACGATATTTCTGTTTCAAAATAAATAAAAATTTTACTTGACATATAGCCAAATATCTGCTATAATTCCTCAACTAGAGGGCCGGAAATATTATATTAATAATAAATATATAATATAATAACGTAAATACGTATATTTTTATAATAACACGTTATTTATTTAACGTTCTTTAAATATGCTGTATATAAACGCAAAAATTTTTAAAAAGTTCTTGACATATATGTTTTTATATGATAATATTATATCGATTCCTAATAAAATAGGAAGTAGGTTCTTGGCTGAACAACAACTACCCGTGGGTTGAAGTTCTTAATTCCCGTCGACATAGTTGACAAAAACCAAGATTTTTAATATTTTACTTGACATATATATTAAAATAGTGTATATTATTAACAAGGAGATAGCGTATGAACCTAACGACTAACTTTAAAATTGAAGAATTTCAGTGTAGAGGCGAAAAAATACCAGATAAATATATAGATAACATATTACGCCTTGCAATTGAATTACAAAAAGTACGTGATATAATTAAAAAACCTATTATAATAACATCAGGCTATAGGTGTGTTAAACACAACAAACTTGCCGGAGGGGCAAAAAATTCATATCATTTATATGGACTTGCTGTTGATAGCCATGCAAAAGGTATGGATTTAGAAGAATATATGACATATTTAATAAAATTTACTAAATTTAATGGTTTTAAATTAGGCAGTGAATTAGTGCAAGGCAAATATTTGGTTCATGCAGATATGCGTGATACGTTTAATTATTTGGGAAGATATTAGAAAGGAAATAACGTGAGCGAAATTTATGAGTTAAATAAGTATGGTGCAATAGACCCAAAGTATATTAAGAATATTGAAGATAATATAGATAGAGTCAAGACAGAAGTTAATATAATTTTCACGGAACTTGGATATTATAGGACACTGCATAGGTTTTTGAATGAGATATCTTATCAAAGAGTCGACCAAACAGACTTATTGACTAGACTTAAAAAATTAGAAGAACTTACTAATGCTAACGATTATGAATATAAAACAACACCACCAATTACTAAATTAGTTAAAAAGAGTAAAATAAAGAAATGAATTTTTGCACTTATTGCAATGAAGAAATATTTAGCATAAAAGAACATTGGAAAACAGATAGACATAAAGAAAACGTTGTGGCAGAAATAAAAACAAGGATAGAAAAAGACAAGGAGTCAGACGGTGGAGGAAAAGAATTACGTTCTACCAGAAATTATGTGCGTCCAAGATATAGCCGAGTTATTCGGGATAAGCGAACGGGTAGTAAAAGAGTGTATAAGCGATGGTAAAATACCTGCGTACAAATTATCCCGTGGCTGTTGGCTAATCAGTTTAAGACTGTTTATTCAGCACATTGAAACGCAATCTAACGTATTACCAAGTATTCCTACGTTACCTGACGCAAGTATTTTTAATAGGTAATGATAATGTATTACTTTAACTAATTTAAGCGTAGAGAGGATTATAAATGTTTATATCAATACAACCGATTCTTGATAAAATAATTGCGATACATAATGAGCGTGGTGGTGTGTACGGTGATTCGTATTTGGACACTAGAAATAGTGTGCGTTGTTCGCAGGATTTAATACATACAATTATTCAATTAAAAAACGATAGATTAAAAGCTATTAATGAAAGTATTGCGCCAGATATTTCACAGCGCACTACAATAAATACTAATTTAATAAATTCACGTAACGATACATTATTAGATATAGCTACATATTGTATTATAGAACTCGCCTTGACTGAAGGAGAAGGAGAATAATATCGTAAATATAAATGACATCGAAATACAATTAATTATAAATGATTTACATGTCCCGTATCAAGACAAAGAAGCGTTAGAACTTGTGTTAAAGTTTGGGCACGAATTAAAACCTGATAAACTATTTATTCTAGGCGACTACATAGATATGTATTCAATATCTAAATTTGATAGAAACCCCGAACGTGTTACTAATTTACAAACAGAGTTTAAAACAGGTAAAGACTTATTATATCAGATAATAGACACCGTAAGACCTTCGCAAACAATATTTATTGAAGGCAACCATACAGACAGGTTGCGTAAATTTATCTGGCACAACCCCGTACTAGATGGGTGTATAGATATAAAAGATAAATTAGGTATAAATGATTTAGGAATAGAATATTATGAGTATGGCAAAAACTACGTGTATAAGAATAAATTAATATACACTCACGGCAATAAGATAAATAAATATTCAGCATATACAGCAAAGAATATGTTAGATGATATGGGCTTGTCTGTAATATTCGGGCACACGCATCGCCTGGGTTCGCATTATAGCACAGACTATAGCGGCGCAAAAGTAGCATTTGAGAATGGATGTTTGTGCCAGACAGATTTAGCGTTAGAGTGGTTCAGGCGTGAAGTAATTAATTGGCAAGTAGGTATATCGGTTATAAAGTGGGTAGATGATAAATTTAATATACATCAGATTTGCATTCCCCACAGAGATTATTTTATAATTTATGGCAAGCACTATTTTACGTTATAAATATAAATTTGCATACATCTTGTAGTTAAATGCATACAAATTGTATATGTTATAAACATAAATTATAGTAAACATGTGAAAGGATAAAAATTGGCCGGAAAAAATAAGAGTGGCGGCGGTGCTAAAAAAATAGGGCGCGATATAGCGCATTGTAAACGTTATAAAGACAGGCTTACACGTTTTAATAATAAATTAAAACATTGGTTAAAACATAATATTGCTAAAAATTCTACGCAACAGCAGACTGACGCTAAGCGTAAAGAGTTTAAGCAAATACAGGAGAACAGGAAAAAGAAATGAAAAGAGAATTAAAGTATACATTTTTTAATAATGATGATGACTCTGATTTTTATATGATAACTAATGCTAGCAATATGTATTTCGTATTATGGGATTTTGATAATTACTTACGTAGTAAATTGAAATACCCCGATGATAATGACAAAAAACTAAACATTAAGACATTAGAGATAGTCAGAGATGAATTACGTGAACTCATGGAAGACCACGGGATAGACTTTAATCACGTATCTTAAATAGATTACAATTGTAATCTTAATTGATTACAACAAGGGGTTCGTACTGGGAGGGGATAGAAAGTTACTCGCAAAGGCTATCCTTAAACGAGGGGGCTTGTAGTGGTCGAGTAATAACACTCAAGCAAACCAGAATTTAATGTAATGCTGTGTGTATTTGTTTGTATAACATGTGCACACTGGCTATCTACGTGCTATCAGCGAACGTACGTTTGTACTTTGTTTGCGCGAAACAATAGCTAGATAGCACGTAGGGTTAGGTTGTAGGACGACCACAAGGTTGGCTGGTAACCTTTTAAGTAGTCTATAGCAACGCTTAATAAAAACAGCCGTCAATTTATTATAATGAAAGGAACTTATGAATTAATGGTAAATGATATACAAAAAGAGGAAAAAGTTAATAGAAATATATGCCCAGAATGTTATTCAGAAAATATTCAATGGGGTGGAAGTTGCCCACTTTGTTTAGATTGCGGATATTCAAAATGCGGATAGGAGGTGTTTAAATGGATTGGAAAGATATATTATATCAAGTGCCCATAGTAATAGCATTAGTTACATTAATAAAGAAACTAACTAATGAAAAATTGGGGCAATGGTATATGTTGATTGCGTTAGGTTTTGGGTTTGCAGTGGTGGGGCTTGCAACAGCAGATAGTTTTGTATTGCTTGATTTTATTAAACAATCATTGATTGTGGGCTTAACCGCAGCCGGTGTTTATAATGTTGTCAACAAAATTGGCACGGGTAGATAAATAGAAAGGAGTATCATAAAAATATTTGTAATTAAAATTGAATAAGGGAAAAAACAAGTTTGGGGCAGATTAAAATATCTTGCCCCATTTTTTTTATTTTACTTGACATTTAGTTTTAAATATGTATAATGTAGATATTATGATTAAGAATTATATAAATCTAACAAATGGCATAGAAGCATTAGAGCGTTGGTATCTGCCCAACTATACTTTTATTAGAATTAAATCAACCTATTGCGAACAAAAAGCATGGGACAGTCTTATTTTAGAGTTGGATAATGATTTATTGATGAATTTGGCGCTAGGTAACGAGTGTTACATATTTGATTATAGCAACAAGCATTTAACCCCGCGTTCAATATGGCAGGGGATACCATTTATTAGATATTGTTTGAGTGTGTGCTGGCTAGACAAAGAGCCCAAGATTATTGTAAGAGAGCACAACGTAACTAATTATTTACGCGGATGTTACTACAAATTATCTAAAAGAACAAAAGCTAAACTTAAATATTTTAAAAAGTTCTTAAATACTGACACGATAAATTTGCACCACATTTCTTCACGAACTACGCACGATGGAGATTACATATATTATAGGGAATTAATTATAAAAAACACTTGACATATATAATATAACGTGATATTATCAACGTATTATAAATTATGAAAAGGAGTAAACGTGGAAAATTATTATATAGACAACACTAACGCAATAACGACAAGTATAGTAAATGTATTGCGCCGAGAGAGTAAAGACAAGAATGCCCTCTGGGTCTCGGATATTGGGAAATGCAGGCGCATGATATGGTATTCGTGGCAAAAAGACATTGCAAAACAAGAAAAAATTGACGAAGTAATTCTTAAATTAAATCTAGGTAATTTTATACATGAGGGTTTATCTAATACGTTAGCTCAAACTACCGATTATAATGTGTTGAAAGTAGAGTGGTCTGATGTGTCAGAAGGCTTACCATTCGGCATGCGTGGGCGTTTAGACATACTCTTAATGGATAATAAATTATCTAATGAAATCTACCCCATTGACTGGAAATCTGTAATGAATTTTAAATATCAGACAAACTTCCCAAAAATAAGAGATGTCTACCAACTTCAACTATATATAGAGGGTCTGATTAAGTTCTACCCAGATATAAAACGTGGTAAAATTATATACGTTGATAAGGCTGGCGCACAAAAACCTGTCGAAGTATGGGTTAATAGAAATGTTAAAATTATTGATAAAGTTAAAAATGAATACGTTTGTTTAAAAGATATGAAAGAACCACCACAACAATTAGAACGACAATATGAAATATCACGCAATAAAGATACTAAGTGCGAAGAAGTATTTGTTGCGCCCTCGTGGGAGTGCAAATTATGTGATTATGTAGAAACTTGCAAACCCAACACTTCGAGAAACAAGGTGGCAACTATTAGGTTAGATGGCGAAGTTGTAATGCGTAAAGAATATGAGAACGATAGAGATTATATATTAGCTTATGTAGATGAACAAAAATATGGGGGATTATAATGGAAAAAGAATTACGTCTGTTGCTATGTGAAACTTGCGACGGAACAGGGAAAATATGGGATTCAATGTTTGGAACCGAACAAGTTCCTTGCGACCAATGTAACGGTACTGGAATTATAAATAATAGTGAAGGAGATTAAATAATGGATAGATTTTGTGATGAAGATTGTAATAATTGCCCAATAGTTGGACACAAAAATAGTAGACAATTAACTTACGTATTAAATAGATTGTTTGAGAAATTCGGTGATGAAGTATATCAAATAGTTGAAGAAGCGTGCCCAAATTTCACAGTATGTTATGATTGCAGGATAGATGATTTTTGCCATATAGATAATTGTGAAATAGCAAAAGAAGTTGTTTTAGATAATTACAAAAAAGGAGATTAAATTAAATGGAAAATACAGATTTTAACGATGCTGAATTTGAAGAAAGCATGAAAGAAGAAGTTAAAAAAATAGATAAAGATGAAGAAGTTGTTATAGATAGTGCTAATGTTAGTTTACCCGATATACCAAAACAAACTGGCGGTATAGTCAAACCAATAGATGTTGAGGGAACGTTAGAAGCATTTAAAATGTTTCAGAAAATTAAAACTAAATTATTATCGTCTAATGATTTTATGAAATTTGGTACAGATGGCAAACCAACAGACACTAAAGACGGAAAAGGTTATATTAAAAAAGAAGGCTGGTTAAAAATTAAGACAGCTTTTGGCATAAGCATATCGTTGGGCAAGCCATGTAGAACTGATGGTGAAGATAGTGATGGTTATTATTATTTATGGACAGTACCCGTAAGAGCCACAGCACCCAACGGGCAATATCACGAAGCATATGGCGCATGCTCTAGTCGTAAACCATTCTTTAGTAAAAAATATGGTGAAAAAATTAATCCTAGAGAAGAAGATATATTGCTTACAGCGCAAACCGTTGGAATAAATAGAGCAATTTCAGGGCTTGTCGGCGGTGGTGAATTATCCGCAGAAGAAATGGCTGGAACGAGTGATAGTGGCGAAAGTGCACCCGAACCCAAGAGAGCAGTAAATATAGAACGTAAGACATTTAATGCTAATCAGCAAGAACTTGAACCTACTACTTATAAAATAACTGCACCTAATTCTAAATGGAACGGACATACATATCTTGAAACACCAGCTAGTTACATTCAGTGGAATATAGAGGCCATGACAGAAGGTAAAACAATGAAGAATGGTAAATTTTACAAGTTAGATATGACAAAATTTGGCTATAATAACGAAGTATTTTTAGATTTTTTAAAACATTGTTATAAACTAAGGACTGAATATGAAAATAGTAAGAAATAAAAAACCAAAACTATTAAAATTTAAACATTATAGTGGTTATGAATTAAAAGAAGTTAACAAATATATGAAATCTATCGGGCGTTTTAAAGAATGGCAAGATTGGTCTATGGGTATAACTGGTGGACTGGAAAACGGTAAAATGATAATATATAAATGGGATTTTAATAATTTTTTAATAGGTAAACCTAATTTAGATTAAATAATACTTGACAAATGGTTTTTATTATGTAATTATAAATATATTACAAATTAAAAAGGAGGTAACATGTATAAATTTTTAAGACTGATTGAGAACAAAATTGTATCAGGTTATAACAATAATTTTGTATGGGAAATTGATAAATGGTATCAGGTAAAAGGCAAATTATATATATGCCATAATGGCTTTCACTGCAGTGAAAAGCCTCTTGATGCTTTAGGTTATGTTGCCGGTGAAATTCTTGCAGAAGTCGAAACTGACGGTATGTCAATCAAAGAAAGTGATAAACAATGCTGGCAAAAAATGAAAATAATAAGGGCTTACAGTTGGACTAAAAAAGATAGTGCTGCTCTATCAATTTTCGCTGCTGAATTAGTTTTAGATATTTATGAAAAACAATATCCCGATGACAAACGACCAAGAAATGCAATTAAGGCAGCTAAAAAAGTTTTAAAAAATGATACTGAAAAAAATAGGTCAGCAGCAAGGTCAGCAGCAAGGTCAGCAGCAAGGTCAGCAGAGTCAGCAGCAGAGTCAGCAGTAAGGTCAGCAGCAAGGTCAGCAGCAGAGTCAGCAAGGTCAGCAGCAAGGTCAGCAGCATGGTCAGCAGAGTCAGCAGCAGAGTCAGCAGCAGAGTCAGCAGCAAGGGCAGCAGCAGAAGCAGCAGG